GTCTTCAATAGTTTTCGAAGAAAAACCACGCCCGAATCACGTTGCACGGTGAAACCAGAATCCCGCAAATAACGTTCGAATAAAGTCTTTGCTTGGGCAGGTGTCTGTGCAACCAAATCCATAGTAACGGCTATTTCCGATGCATCGAAATCAGGTGAAAGGATGTAGCTTTCTTTTTCGATTTGTCCGTAGATCAACCTGGCCGCTTCAACGATTGGGAGACGGTCGAAGCGCAGTGAAACGGGTTCACTTTGAACCAGTGAGGGAAGGAGAAGAAGACATGAAATTGTCGCCAGTTTTTTTAACATGTTGTCGAACCTCAGTGGTGTGCAAACGTCCAGTGGGCGAGTAAGTCTCTACCGTCAATGGAGTGATTTTTAAAGATGGAGGGTTAATCAGTACTTGCTGGTCAGTGAAAATGACAGTGCCAAAACCGCCAGAAGCGTAGGCACGGATTGGAGCGTCCAACTTTTGAGCCGGATCAACTGGTTGTGCATTGACGCGGGTTTCAACTGGTTTTTTCTCAGCTGGAAGTTCTGCAGATTCGGTGGGTGTGTCACCTTGGGAGGTCATTTCTGAAAATGAACTGATCCCTAACCACAAGGCACCGATAAAGGCCAAGGCTCCAGCAGGAACACCATATTTAATGCCGGGATGATTCAAAATATTGCCGCGCTGATCAATGTTTTCTTCCTTAGCTTGCTGCCCTTCCTTTTTTAATGAATGACTTGAATACATCGGGAAAAACTTTGGGTCATAGGCACGAAATAATGACCTGAGCGGCTTGTCATGACGCTGTTGAGGGCCTGAATACACATCAATCCGGTATTTTTTTGCAGCACCAATCATGGTGAGCTTGGTCATGCGAAAGGTTTCCTCAATGACCCGGCGCACAGGTGGCCCAATATCCATGATGTCTTGCGTGACCAATGCAAGGTCACTTGACACACCGTTTTCGTCCAACATGTGACGGTGCATTCTCACGAAGTTCAAAATACGTTCAGGGGGCCGCTTGAAACCCTCCCAGAAGCGCCAAATCTCATCAATGCACACCAAGTCACCGGGAAGCATAAATTTTGCATCCCTGAGGCTTAAATCGTCTGTGTCAGTGAGCCAGAATTTCGGATCAGCAATTTGATCATGGGAAACGGTGACTAGCTGGCCGAGCTGGTCCGGCTCGATTTTTTCAGCAATCAGAAAAGCTTTGATTGCTTCAAAATCAAGTCCGGCTATGTTACTGATAACCCTACGCCCACGGCCAAGAGCTGGAATGATGACGTTTGAGACGACTTCGTAAGATTTGCCGGAGCCCATGAGGCCCACGTAGGCTTTGATAGCCATTTAAAACAGCATCCAGATTAAAACAGCAGACACGAAAGTCCATGCGAATGCGTAGTAAGGATCCATGCTATCTAGGTCCAAAGTCGCGAGTGATCCGGCAAACAGCCAGGTTAGGTGGCAATGCTTTATGAATGTGTACGCCAATGTGAGGCAGACAAACGTAAGCTGCGCCGAGTCCCGATTCTTCGACAAACCAACCAATTGACGCGAAAGCGGATCTGTAGTCGTTGAGTTTGAAGCGCTGGTATTTATCCAATTACTGGCAACCTCCGAATAAGAAACCGGGCAATCAGGGCGGAGAAAACAAGCTGCATTCCGAAATCAAGACGGGTCAACGACGCGAAGAAAAAAAAGCCGGTTGGCATACCGGACATCGCTGATGCAAAACCTGATGTGTCCAAAAAGGGTTGAACCAGTGATATAGCCATTGGCACGACAACCGCCATCAACGCGAAAACTAAGCCGATCATCAAAGCCTTGCCAAATATTGACGATGCAAGGAACGAAAAAAGCGCGGTAAACAGTGCTGGCATTGGTTAAGCCTCCATGACAGTTCGAAAAGCCAAAAGCACCCAGAAACCAGTAAACATGGCATAGAACAGGGGATTGAAATCTGCGATCAGTGTGCAGTGGTGGTCAATGTAAAAATTGTCACCGAGCGCATCAAATTGCCAGACAGGACATGTAGCACCGGACGTGTTTATGGTTGGAATAGCACCAGAAAACGTATCACCGAACCACGGCATGTCGACGTCATCGACAGCGGGTTCAATCACATCGCCTTCGGTCAGAGAGTTGATTGCATTGGCCACGTGTTGGGCGGCAAGAGCAGCCTCACCAGCGCGGGCATAATCACTCGGAAAATTGGGGTTCGGTGTCGGGTTTGGTGTTGGCTCAACAGTTCCACCCGGGTTAGTAGTGACAACGGGTGCGTATGTAATTTGTTGCCCAGGCGCGGTGGTGGGTAGAGGATTAACGTAGCCAGACGTGGGGGCCGTCGAATGTGAGCTAACCGTGCCTGTGCCAGTCACCGCAATTTCGGACACCTGCACGGAATTGTCTTGAAGCTGGTTGTACTCGGTAACTGTGTGCCCATTAGAAACAGGCTGTTGAACAACAACTGTGTTCTGACCGTTAGCGTTTTCGTATTGAACGGCCATACCGCCGCCTACAAGAGGCGCTGGGTAGCCTGTTTCGCCGCCAACAGTAGCAGGAACTTGGGGATCGTCTAAATCGTACTTAAGCACGCCGTTTTCATGCTCGAGCGCGATTTTATTGTCTTCAATGGTTGAGCCATTGAGTTTGCCTTTTTCAGTTGCCAGACGCGCTGCATTATCGGTACTTTCGATAACTTGACCCCCGTTGATTAATCCGCAACTTCCCGTGCCTCTACACGCCATTTTCCACGAGGTAATCTTGTGCACGCACGATCCCTGATAATTTCCATTGCAAGAATCAGCTACCGAGGGATTGTCATAGCCTTGCCAATTGGTGCAATTGGTATTTGCCTGAACTTTCCAATCGTAAGCAGAGGGTGTACTTGTGCCGTTGTAGAGATCCTGAACCTTGATGTAAACAGTGCAAGATCCTGAAAGTTGGGAAGCGGTGGAGGCACCGGGATCAGCGTAAAGAAAGGTCTTTGCAGCCGTGCCATTGCCATCGGTAGTGGGCCATTTAATCGTGATTGCTTTTCCGGCGGCAGAAATTAAGGCCAGACCCGTCAATGACAGGCCAGTCAGCACGGTGCCAACAAACGATGATGCGGTGGCCACAGAAGCGCTACCCGCTGTCGAACTGACCACCAAAGCTAAAGCTGGCAGTGCAGCTTTAAGGGGTGCGTATACCGAAAGTAAAACGACAGCAAGGAATACAAATTTTTTCATACGCCTTCAAAACCCGCAACGAAAAGCGACACGCAGACCAAAGCCCAAAAGGCCACGACAATTAACCAGAGTTCAGCAGGAAAGGCCATAACGTTGTCTCCAAAAGGGAAGGGGGCGATTTGCCCCCGACCTGTTAGAACGATTAACCGCCCTTAACTGCTGCACGAACAAAGGTGTAAGCCTTCCATGCGCCATGGATCAGCAGGACGCTGGTGCCGATAGCGAACATGGTGCCTGTCACCAAACCAAAATCAACCGCTGCAATCAAGCCATCTAATTGAATTTGAGTCATTTTTAAATCTCCAAAAGTGCGGGAAAAAAAGCAGCATCAAGCGTCCCGCGTGAACTTGATGACTGTTCCGAGTACCTTCCCAATGAGCCAAAGAAAAATGCTCGATGAAAAGAAGAAAAAAAATACTTTCGATGCAAGAACCACATCGACAGGCCCAGACATGGCTTGATAGGAGTCATATTCAGCTTGGGTAAGCAAAACAGCCTCGGTGTACTGGAGGGACTGGCCCATGGGGCAGGGATCCTGAACCAGAGTTTTTTCGCCATCAAGACAGGTCAAGACGATCATTTACTTGACCGCCACGGGTGTACATTTGGTGTAGCTGACGGTCATACCTTTTCGATTCGCGACCATCTTATGCTCGACCTCGCAGAGACAAGGAAACGGAATGGGACGAAGTTGGATCAACGCCTTGGTTAGCTCTGAATCCGCTTTCACGGGTGTTGGGACTTGGCCAACAATCCCTTGGCTGGTGTCGCCTTCAGCCTGGATAAACAACAACGAGGTGATACCGCTTTGGCCGCCGTCCATACTCCATGCATTGTGCTGAACGCCGTAGACCATCGTTTTTTCTGCCATGATTTAAACTCCTGACGCAGCGTAGCCGCGTAAAATATCAGCCCGGAATTGGGCAACATCGTCAACCTGCCTATGGACTAAACGCGAAAGCCGTGCAGGTGTTCGGCCTTCTTTTTTCAACAATGAAACGATTTCCGAATCGTTGAACATGAGGAATTTGGCAAGGTAATTAACAAGCGCTCCGCACTGGGTGATTGCGTGCTTGCAAGACTTTTCGAGAGTCGTTTGAACCTCATTTTTAATGGTGAGAATTTTTTTTACTACTGAATCGACGATTGACCGACTTACAACGTATTGACCCGCAAAGTAGGGGGTTGGGTCGTCCAGAACGTCTGATGGAATATCGCGGTCGCGGCTGGTTATTTCAGTTTCAAATCGAGTCCAAAGGGAGGACGGGTCGCCCAACTGGCGACCTTTTTCGTAAATGCGGGTGATCTTGCCGTTTGCTCTTTTGCCAACGTAAAATGTGCGGCCTTTGCCCTGGCATTCGAGCCAATCACCGGCGCACGAGTAAGAGGGGTTACGAGAACCGTTCTTAAAAAGACCCTCGTTGTACCAGTTCACAGCCTGATCCACGTTAATAAGTTGACCGGAATAATCGTCTATGGCCAGGTCAACGCGGGTTATCCGGGCGTCGATAGAATCGATGAGAACTTTCACTTCTTTGAAATCGCGTATTAGACCGCAGCCTGTACCATCGATTTGAAGGAACACACGGCCTTTTTGAGATTCACCACCACGGGCAAAGGTGGCTATTTTGGTGGCTGTGGTGCCATCGGTGGAAACCCAGTAACTTGAAGAATGTTTAAAACCGAAAATGCCGCGGCCATTGTCTTGAGCGTGAACGCTTTTGCCAGTCCATCTGCTTAACAACTCAGCAATTTGATGTTCCATTGGCGCCCATGACGCAGATTCTTCCCAAGAAAAAGACAGCCAATCGATAAAAACCGGGGACAGGTCACCTTTTGGTTCTTCTGAACTTTCCCCCCGTATTACAGTACGGGGGGCATCGGATGCCGCCGCGCGCTGGCGCGCGCTGCGTGCACCCGTTGCCTTGTCGTTCGTTACCGGTGTTTCTTCAGAAATATTCAAACTTTGCACCCTGTAAGTTTGGGTCTATCCTAGACAGACACTAAGCAATTGGACGTGAGCGCAATGGATGACAAATTAATCGTGGAAATCATGGTGAAGGCCAAGGAGCATTTCGGCAGAAAAGAACTTGCTGAAAAACTCGGACTCACTGCAAATCAAGTGACTGACATTTCAGCAGGTCGGGCCGCATTACCTTTTGTTGCGGCCTTAAAACTTGCTGAACTTTTGCAGGTAGAACCCTTACCACTGCTATGTGCCAATGAATCTCTGATGGAAAAAAACGAAGATAAAAAAACCTATCTGAAGTCCTTTTTCGCAAAGATCCAAATGGCGCATAATTTCACACTTAGTAAACCGTGCGCTACACTGAAATCTCAGTGCGATCGTTACGTAAATTTAAGTGGAAGTCAAGAACTAATGAAAAAATCTGTTTGGCAGGGCGCGAATAGCTTGAATTGCATTTCAAGTTCCGATCCGCGAACATGGCCGAAATTCAGCGCGAATGAGCTTTTAAACAAGTCTACATGGGCGCTGCGCCCCATACCCAGCTTCCCGGAATTGACTCAGAGGACAGAGGAAGTTAGGACAAAAGAGAACTGGAAACACACAAAAAAATACGGACGAAAAAGTTAGCTAAAGATGATTAATTTAACAAGAAATCATTTTGTAACAAGGAATCCGACCGGTAGTTTACGTTTTTCGAACTCATGATAAACAGAATCAAGAGTGTCAAAAATATGTGGTTTAAGATTTCGACCAGGCATAGCCAATATAGATATAACGACGCTGCGTTCAGCGTCTAATTTTTGGAGAATCCAGCCGTCCACCGGTTCATAGCCTTCTGTAATACTTGTTCGAGTGGCGTTGAAATAAATGGATCTAGGAGGGTTTGGATTGTTGGCCATAGAGGCCAAGTTAAAAAAATCTATGACGGTTTGATACATGGTGCCGAAATAAAAAAGATCTTAAATCTTTTTTACCTCAATTAACACCACAATTTCACGAAGGTTTTTTGAATCAGATTCACTAACAGGCACCGGGAACAACGTAAAACGTGCGTTTGACTTCGCTCTAACGGACTCATTCAAGCCAGCAAAAACAAGCAATTCGCCTTCCTTGACTTGGACTTTTGAATTAACTGCTCGCTTCAAAAGTGTTGGTGAATTATTAACACCGGTGTCCGTCCGAACGAAATCCGACAGTGTTTGTGAAATTTTCACGTACACACCATGGCGTCTAATCGTAGGCTCGACTTCGAATATAACACCAGCCGAACGATACTCAATTGATTGGGTTTGATTGCCACCATTAGTCACCGTAGTCGACGCCAAGATAGGCACCTCAGCACCAATTTCCACCTTTGCACTTTCGCCAGATTGCACCACAACCGATGGACTTGAAATCAAGGAAAAACGGCTATCAGTGTCTAACATTGAAATAGCGGCCGATAAGCCACCCGCGCCAAGCGACAACGAAAATGGGAGGCCGGATGGAACAACATCGAGACGAAAATTTGAGTTGAAAAAATCTGCAAGAACTTGCAATGCAGACTGGTTTGAGTGCGACTTGCTAACCTCGATAACAGCAGCGCTTACATGAATCTGCTGAATCGGTACATCGAGTAAATCAATCAGTGCATCAAATGCACTTACATCGGTCTGACTGCCAGAAAAGATGAGCACATCGGCCAACGCTTGAGACTGGCCAAGCACAGAACTGGACTCTGCTTCGGCATTAGATTGCATAAGATTCCCACCTTGACTTTGACGACCAAGCGCCGATTCAATAAGACGTCTCAATGAATCCGCTGGTTGATACTTTGGGAAATAAGTGCGGAAGAATTTAGGCTGTTCA